TCTTTTAAAACTTATGAAGCCGTCGGAAACCGGGAGGACCTTTCCGATATTATCTCTAACATTTCCCCGACAGACACACCGTTTGTGTCTCGTGCAGGAAAATCCAAAGCCGATGCTACATACCATGAATGGCAGACTGATGAATTAGCCGCTCCTGGTGCTAATGCTCATTTGGAGTCTGAAGAAGCTGACATTGCTCAATCTTCTCCGACAACTCGTTTAGGAAACTATACACAGATCTTCCAAAAGACATGCTCTGTTTCTGGAACACAAGAAGTTGTCCGTAAAGCTGGTCGTGCTTCCGAAATGGCTTACCAAATGATTAAACGCGGCAAAGAATTGAACAAAGACATCGAATTGGCGATGTTGTCCAACCAAGCTAAAGCCGCTGGTGATGCTACGCATGCTCGTAAATTGCGTGGTTTACCATCTTGGATCAGCACAAACTTGTCAGCCGGTGCTGGCGGATCCGCTGGTGATGCTACTCACGCATACACACCTGGTACAGCTCGTGCCTTGACAGAAGATATGGTTATGGATGTTATTCAATCTGGCTATGAAAACGGCGCTAACTTTGACGCTATCATGGTTGCCCCGGCTGTTAAAGTCATTATTTCTAAGACTTTCGGCGGAACCGGTGACCGTGTGACACAATATCGTCAACAAACGTCAAAAACAGCCGGAACGACTGTTGCTGTTTACCAATCTGACTTTGGTAACTTCGACATTATTCCGAACCGTGTAATGCACAACTCCAACAGCGACTTGGATTTGCAGAAGTTCTTATTCTTGGTTGACTTCAGCATGGTTTCTGTTGCAACCTTGCGTCCTGTCAAATCAGTGACCTTGGCCAAAACGGGTGACAATGAAAAGAGAATGTTGGTTACAGAAAAGACCTTGGTTGTCAAGAACGAAAAAGGTCTCGGAATGGTTGCCGATATTGATGTCAATGCTGACTACAACACGAAGTCAACCGCTGTTACAGCCACGATTACATCATCTGCTGCTGCTCCGATTTACACATCCGCTGCAGTATCGAATGAATCGTTGCCTGTTACGGTTACATCTTCCGCCGGATCGCCGGTTTACACTTCCGCTGTTATTACTAACACGAGTGATAACCCTGTTCCGACTCAAGCTGTCACAGCTAGTTAGTTGTTTAGGGAGCGAGGGGGACTTTCTCCCCCTCGTGCTTAAAAATGTCTGAGAAGTTAATTGATGAAGAACATTTAGATGAGTACACGGTCCGCAGATATTTTGCGGAGGATGGGAACATTTCGGAGCAAATTCTCCAAAAGGTTGACCCGGTGCTTAATCAGAACGAGATTTTGCGTAACGCAGGCTATGATAAGAAGTCTAATATACGCAAGGTGGCGGAGATTCCTATTGCCCTTATTGAGGAGTGGAAAGTGCAGTATGGCTTTGATTGGTTCACAGCTTCGCAGGCAGAACGTAGGGCTATTTTAAATAACCCGGATTATTTCTTTTTGCGTACTACGGAGGAGAGAGTATGAATTTAGCGTCTTTACGAAACCAAGTTAAAGATTACCTTGCTCGCGATGATATTAGCGATTCCGTTTTCCAAGTGTTTTTGGCTGCTGTCGAGCAGGATATTTTCTCTAATTTTCAGCCCTTGGAGCTGGATAAGAGCGCTACTATTACCATAGAAAATGGCGAGGCGGAGCTGCCCTCCGACGCTCAATATGTACGCGTTGTTCTCGATTCTCAAGGGGCGACTCTGGAGCAAATCGATAATGAGAGTTTCTTTCAAAACAAGGGCGGGTCTTATTTCACGCGCCGGGGCAACAAGTTGCTGTTTGGGGACGGTGTAACCAGCGGCGAGGCAACGTTGCTTTACGGTGCCTATTTACAGGGATTATCGTCTACCCGTGAATCTAATATCATTTCTGAGAAGTACCCGTCAGTTTATCTGTTCGGACTTTTGCGCGAGGCGTCTTACTATATCAAAGATACAGAATACGCTTCGATTTACAACCAGCGGTTTATGGACGCGCTTGAAGCAGCGACCGTTGATGACGACAAGGCTCGTTATACGGGTTCGCGCCTATCCGCGCATGCTAAATCTGCAATAGTGAAGGGAATCTGATATGTGGGCAGACATCGGAGAATGGAAACCTGATTTACAAAAGTTTGGAGTGGGGAACATAGCGTCATTAAATAACGTCTACCCGACTGCCACCGGCTATTCCCCAATGCACGAATTTGTGCCCGTGTCCGAGCCAATCCTGGAGGATGATGAGCCAGCTGCTGTTCGTGGTAGCGCTACGTTTGTTGCCCCCGACGCAGAGAATTATACATTTGCAGGTACTGATAAGCACCTGTATATGCTTGACGGCACCGAGTGGGTCGACGTTACCCCCGAGGACGGCCTAGAAGGTGAGATAGATTCTCGCTGGCGGTTCGCTTTGTACGGAAATTATGTGTTGGCTACAAACTATATTGACCCGGTTATGTGTTTTGACTTGACCACTGACACCAAGTTTTCCGTTATGTCTGATACAGCGCCCAAGGCCCGGTCTATTGCCGTCGTTAATGAATTTGTTGTTTTGATGGGCACCGACGATCTCCTTGATGGTGAGCGGCCAAATCGTATTTGGTGGAGCCCGATTGCCGATCCGAGGGGAACTTGGGAAGTCGACCAAACGACCATGTGTGACTACCAAGATATAGGTCAAGGCTCATATTGTGTGGCTATCGTCGGCGGCGAAACGGGTGTTATATTTATGCGCAGCGCCATAGTGCGTATGACCTTTGTTGGTTCGCCCATGGTTTTCCAATTTGACGTTTTGGACAACGCCCACGGGTGTTCCGGCGTTGACGCGGTAGCTAATTTCGGCGGCTTGATTCCGTTCGTGTCCTCGGACGGCTTGTATATTCTTAACAATTCCTCTCTGCAGCAAATAGGATTGGAGAAGGTCGATAAGTACGTACTTGATCGTATCCCTACGGAGGCTTTAACGCAGTCTCGTGTTTTGATTGACGCTCGTTTGAAGTGCATTTGGTTCGGCCTTCCGGACGCAACAGGTGTTTTATCCGAGGCCCTTGTGTATCATTACCCTACGGGAAAGTGGGGGCGTGTTGATATTTCGCATATCCAGTCGCTTCACAATTTGGTGACCAGAGGATATACGTTGGACGAGTTAGACGCTATCAACCCGTCGGTTGACTTGTTGCCTTTCTCATTAGACAGCATCGCTTATAAAGGTACGACGCCTATTGTCGCCGGTTTTGACTACCAAGGCAGACTCACTTATAGTTTTGGTAATTTCTGCGATGGCTTTATCGAGACAGCGGATATACCCTTGCAGGATCACGAGCGTAGAACGTTCGCTGGTCGTGTGCGGGTAGGAATGGACGGGGATGGTTGCCCCTCTATGAAGGTCTCTGCTAAGCAGTCGCTATTTGACCAGCTTTCCTATGGTCCGTTGTGTACAAAGACACGTGTTGGTGATTTTGCTTTCCGCAGGTCTGGGCGGTTTCATAGATTTTATTTTAACCTGTCGGGTGAGTGGTATAATTTTACTGGGTTTGATATAGACGTCGTCGGGGAGGGCAGGTTCTGATGTCGATGGTTGTTCTTGATAAGGTTGCTTTTATACCTCTTACAGCGGGGGTTAATAGTTACAATGATATTCGGAATGCTATTATGCTTCTTTCCCGCGGAATACTTGACGTTGTGGGTGAGTTTAAGATACCGGCGAATACGACTTCCGTGACTTTGTCCGATTCGCGGGTAACAAAAAATAGCGTTTTTGTGTTTAATTCTCTTGACAGTGACTCGAATAGTGGTGTATTATGGGTATCAGATAGGAACTCCGTTGATGGAACTTTTACGGTAAATTGCCCGTCTAACGCCCAGGAACAATCCTTTTCGTACGCTGTTATAGGATAGGAGGTAAAGATGAGTTTATTTGGAAAGTCCGTATCAAATGCAGAAAGAGCTGCTAATAATCTGCGTTTAATGCAATCTATCGATGCTACGAGTCAAGCTAGAGAGAACGCACGCCGTGCCGCAGACTATGCTCAGTTAGGTCCAGAGTCGGATATTCAATACCCTACAGCTGCTGGATATTATCTGAATGCGAATCCTTATATTGATCAAGTCGCAAGTCAAACTACGCAGAACATCCAAGACGTTTACAATAAAAGTTATATTCCCAGCGCCTTATCTTCCTATGCAGGTAGCGGGCGTTTTGGTAGCGGACTGTTTCAAAAGACATTAGCGGATACACAAGATCAGCTCAACCAGGATATTGGTAACGCTGTGAATAATTTATATTATACGAATTACAATCAAGAAAGAGCCTACCAAGAGAATGCGCTCGGTCGTTTGAGCTCGCAGTATGACCCGTTGAACAGGTCTGCGCTTCTCGGTAGCGTTATAAGTGGTTCGACGCCTTCTTACCAAGTCCTTGGTACTGAGTCGTCTAAAACGGGTAATGTGTTGTCTGGAGTTTTGTCTGGCGCTTCTGCGGGGTCGTCATTCGGGGTTCCCGGCATGGTAATTGGCGGCATAGCCGGTGGTGCTATGGGCGCCCTTAGATAGGAGGTAGAAAATGATAGCAGCAGGTGCAGCAGGTAGTGCGATGGGCGGGGCCAGCGGGATGGGTGGCCTTTCCGGCGGAGCTAACTTGTTTGGTGGGTCCGGAGGGTTAGCTAACCTTTTTACAGCTCTGCAGGGTATGATGGGAGGTCAAAGCGGTGGCACCGGTTCTCTGGTTCCAGCGGTTTCGACCGGTTCCCCTAAAACCGATATGGCGGATGCGACGTCAGAAGTACCGAAGTCTGGATCAACTGGCGGCTCTAATGGCAACAACGAGAAGATGGCGGCCTTTCTTGCTGCTCTAAATAGTTTGACGCGCCCGAACAGCATGGCTGACCCGAAGTCTCCTTCCGTGGTTGTATTGCCTGCGTATCAAGGTTCTGCTTTCTTAGGGAGGATGTAGAATGAACCTTTGGGGGTTGAACGGTGGTCTCGTAAATCTTTTCGGAAGGAGCAACGGCGGAAATGGTCTGTCCGGGGCTCTTGTTCCTATGATGTCGGGTGCCCCTTCGGGCTCCATCAATGGCTCCGCTGTAGGCGGTGGTTTGAACGGAAAAGGCTCGTTGCCTTCCGTAGATGGTTCTTCCCTCGGTTCGTCAATGCAGTTGTTTAATTGGCCATCTGGGTGGTTTTCTTTTTTGGGTAGGAGGTAGGTAATGGTAAATCTATGGAACCCAGCAATATATTCTAACGGGCTCACGCCGGAGCAGCAAAATCTGCTTAATTTCGATATGCAGTCGACGTCTGACCGGAGTCCGAACATTATAGTTGTCCCTGTCGGGCAAGAGGAGGAAAAGCAGCAAAATGTACCTGTATTGCCGCAAGTTACTCCCGCCGTTAATACCGCAGCCGACAGAACGTATATGCCTCTCGTTCCTTCGATGCCACAGGTCGATCGTCGAGCTCTAGCCGACCTATCCTATTCAGAGCCAGTTATTGAGGATTTGCAGGGGGCGCCGACTGGTGAGGAGCCGCTTCCTAAGACAGACGACCCTTGGTATGGTCGTATTGCCGGAACGGTTAGAAACATTTTGAGCATGAGCAGTGATTTCGCTGATAAATTGGCAGAAAAAACACCTACGGGCACGGTTCTTTCCGATTGGGTTAATAACTTTGCTGCGTCTCCTTTCTTGGCTATGCCAAGGAACGAAGTATTCCAACGCATGCAAGCACAAGCAAATGCTAATCTGGACCGTCAAGCTAAATATGGTCGCGAGGGTTCTCAAGCGGCCGCTATGCAGATCTATAAGCAATTCCTTGGCGAGCTTGGGTACGATAACCCGAATTTGACGCCGGAGCAGAGAGGCGAGATTGAGCAAACGGCTTATGAAAAGACATTAGATTTTTTACAGGCCAGCCGGTCGAATATAAACATCGGCGGTACGGCTAAGATGTCGGAACAGATAGCTATGCAGACTTATAAGGACCTTTATGATGCGTCCTCCGATTATCAAGAGCTTGCACCTCGCTTGGAAAACACTATTTCTGCTTTGGAGTCCGATAAATTTGGGACCGGTGGCGGGGATCTGGGCGCCTGGGCTAGAGACTTTGCTGCTAACTGGGGAATACTCAGTGACGAAGAAGCCGCTAATATAGCGAGCTTTAATGAGCTCAACGGGCGGTTGCGCCAGTCCTTCATGAAGTCGTTTAAGGGTGCCATATCCAACAAGGAACAAGATTTGATTTCTAAGGCTTTGCCGGGTCTCGGTAGATCGAAGGCCGCTAACATCGCTATGTTGAAGTTAATCCTCCTACAGAAGCAGTTGCAGAACGAATCTTATGAGACATACGCTGAGCTTACCCGGCAGTATAGGGATCCTGAAGATGTCAATGCTGCGTTTGCCGAGTATTTGAAAGCGCGTTATGCTAAGACCGTTGAGCGCGTCAATGCGATCACGGGGGGTCGTTCCGGCTCGGATAAATCTTGGGGCTATAAGGCCGACGAAGGTGAAGTTATGGATCTTGAGTAGGAGGGGCATATGGCTGACGATACTGAGGAAAGACGCTGGAGAATTAACATAGGGATTAGTAAAGACGACGCTGCGCGCCTAGAACAACAGCGCCTCGATGAAGAAGGCTTTATGGAGTCTGTTCGTACCCATTTTAAACCCGGTCGCGCCATTAAGCCAACGTATGTGACCAGTGTAAGAAAGAAGCCGACCGACGCTGATATAAAAAAGACCCTCCCTTGGGTCGAAAAGTATGGTCTAAGTTATCGAGTCGAGCCAGATCGAGAGACCGGGTTTGACCGCGCGTTAGAGGCTTTCGAGACCACAGCTAATACCTTCCAGGATCTTATGACACTTGGCTTGGCGAAGCCAGCCAGAACAGCTGTTTTTGGCGGCGCATTAGGTGAGGGCGATTTCAAGGAGGGTATGAAGTCAGCTGCCGAGTACGAAGAAGATATAGAGAGTCAGCACCCATACGCCACTTTAGCTGCTCTACCAGCGGCGATTTATGCTGGGTCTAAGGGGCTTGGCCTATACCCTGTTGCCGCCTCTGCTGGGAAGAATCTTGCGGGGAAGGCCGCCGGCACAACCATTGGTAAAGCGATTGCTTCTCGCACGCCCGGCTTTGTTAGTAAGGCCGCCGGGTTGGCGGTGCCTGCGGGTCTTACAGGCGCAAGTTATGCTACCTCTAATGCGTTGGCCGAAGGTAGATTGCCGACGGCTAAAGAAGAAGGATTAGGTGCAGCTGCGGCTATAGCTGCTGATTTAGCCTTGCGCGGAACCGGTAAGCTTGTATCTAAGATACCAGGTGCTAAGAAATTGTCGTCCAGTATAGATAGAAAAGTTTACGACGAGGACGCCTTCCCGGCGGCACGAGCCACCAGGGGCGCTCAAGAAGTACGAAATACCATGGGATTTTCAAAGGACGCTGCTGGTTTTAAGCAGGAACTTATGGCCCATACTCCGTATAATTCCGCGGCGAACAGAGACCCAATTTACTTATCTACGGATCCCCGTGTTCAGACAGCTTTGGTGTCTGTTGCGGCTAGCGGTGATACTAGGGCTAGGGACGCCCTTCGTAAGGATATTAACAGACGTTTAGCGGTAAACGACAGGGCCCTCAAGGAGCAGTTGGCTAAGACGACCGGGTCCGAGGCAGGCCTGGGCAGCCCGACATTTACTGCTGTAAATAAGCAAGCGCAATTAGCGGAAGATAAGGGTCTGCGCGAGTTTGTTAAGATTAAGCCTGGGGTTGACCAACCCATGTTACCGGTTAGAACCGGTGATAAAGGCAAGAAAACCGCTGTCGATGATTACCTGCTTAAGTATCTAAATGACGAGAGTATTCAGCATAAGCTGCCGCGCGGTGCCGAAGTTGACTTAAAAGCCGGTACGGCTAACCTCGCTGCACTACGGCACGCTACACGAAATATAACAGCTGATAATGTTGCGGAGAATGCAGAGATAAATAAATTGGCTCAAATATCCGCGGCTAGAACACTAGACAAAGAATTTAAGCGCGTGAATCCTGGGTCTACCGCTTCTTTTGAAAAGAGCATACTCAGAAATAGACGGCTAGGTCGTTTAGAAGAAGAGTTTAATAAAGCGGCTGAATTGCCCACGAGTAAAAAAGCTTCCTATCTGTTCGATATAGGTAAGACAAAGGACGATATAGACCTGCTATCGAAGGTGTATGGTGAGGATGTGGCTAAAAATGCTCAAAAAGAGGTTGTGCAGGCTCGTAAAGCTGGCTTGCTGTCCGGTTCGCGGGAAGCTCTGTATAATGAGGTCCCAGCAGAAGGCGTGCGTTATAAGCTACCAATAGATAACCCCCGTGTTCGTTCTGCTATAATAAGTGATAACCCGGAACTATACCGCGAAATGCAGCTGCATAACATGCTTGTGGAAGCGCGTAGTATAATGAATGATCCGAGTTTATCAGCGGCGAAAGGCTCTCGCGCCTTAAAGAAAGCGATGGCGTCTCACGGTATAAGAGCCGCTGCATCCGTCACTGGGTCCTACGGTACACAGCAAGGACTTTTAACCCTTTTGGAGGCAGCTATAGCTCTCTCCAAAAAGAGCAAGGCAAGAGCGGTGTCGTCATTCTTGCAGAAACCAGTTAACCAGTTATCCACATTGGTTGGGGCTTCGCCACTGCCGAAGTCTGTTGTTGGTAAGTATTTTGACGCTACAGCGCCTTTGTTGGATTATTTGTCCAGTAAGTACGCTACGCCAGAGAACGTAAAGAGATTAAAGAGAAAGAAGAAGGAGGAATAAGATGAGTGATGTTAAAAATTGGTCTACAGTAGCCGCTAATAATAATGCTGCTCCGCCAAACGGCTGGCCGGAGAATATGGCGCCGTCGAACGTCAATAACTGCGCCCGTGAGAATATGGCGGCGTTGAAACGTGCTTATTTGCACCTGCCTTACTTTTCTCCCGGCGGTACGGTGACCTATGTTAACGCCAGCACCTTTACAATCGCCGATGACACGATTGGCACGGAGTATAATAAATTCTATATACCTGGCCGGCGTATTAAAGTTTTGAGCCCCACAGGGGACCTATTCGGTTTTGTTGGGACGAGCACATATTCCTCCGGTTCGTCTACGATCACAGTGACGTTGGACAACGAGGCTGACTTGCCGTCCAACGTTACGGACGTCTACGTTGGCTTGACGCAGGACGACGCTTCGGCTTTCCAAGGTCCTAACTTGCTTGGTATGGTCTTGCCTTGGACTGCTGATCCAGAAAATATCCCACCTGGGTTCGGTTTGGCTGATGGCGGGTACTTTGATAAGAACATTTATACGGCTCTTGAAGCCCTGTACGACACAGGCGACGTCGATCCGGATACCGGCAATAAGATTTATTTGCACGGCGGGGTAGAAGTTGACGGCGTGTGGCAACCGAGAAAACCCGACGTTCGTGGTTATTTCCCGCGGTTCTTGGACACGAGAACCTCTGACGGTGTCGATCCGGATGCTCCCCGTACTGTTGGCTCCATTCAGGATCACGCTCTGCAAGAGCATAAACACGACGTAACAGCCAGCGGGTTTATTAGCGGTACTTCTGGTGCGCAATACACGGGCTTGGCCGCGTCCGGTTCTATGACGACAAATGGCGTCGCCGACGGGTATAACAAAAGTACGGAGACCCGCCCTGCTAATATTGCCTTACCGGGCCTTTTGGTTATGTATGGCGGGTACTCATCCGCTGAGGGGCTTAAAGTCGAAGATTTGTTGGCTCTGACCGAGGCCGACGCTCACGCTTACATTGACACGATCGCCGACCCGATTACGGGTGCCGTTGCCGAAGCCAGAGGCTACGCCGAGGACGCCAAGGGTTACAAAAATCAAGCCAGCGGCTTTGCCAGCGACGCCAGCGGTTATGCGACGCAGGCAAGCGGGTACGCTGATGACGCCAGCGGGTATGCAACCCAAGCTAGCGGATATGTGTCAGATGCCCAAGGGTATGCCAGTGACGCGAGCGGATACGCAACCCAAGCGAGTGGGTATGCTGGTGACGCAAGCGGATATGCGACCCAAGCTAGCGGATATGCTTCGGACGCCCAAGGTTATGCGAACGAGGCCAAGGGCTATAGGAACCAAGCCAGCGGCTATGCGAGTGACGCTAGCGGGTACGCAACGCAAGCAAGCGGATATGTGTCAGACGCCCAAGGATACGCCAATCAAGCGTTGGGATATAGGAACCAAGCCAGCGGGTTCGCGGATGCCGCTGCGGCTTCTGCTGCCGCTGCCGCTGCGAGCAAGCCTACATCGAACACCTACACGTTGGCTGCGGCCAGCTGGGTGGGAACGACCTATAATCTTACGGTGCCCGGACTTAAAGCGACTTCTACGGTCCTTGTGTCCCCGGCGCCGTCATTGGATGGGTCGAACGAAGATCTTTATACGTCAAGCGGTGTGCGTGCGACAACGCAGACTACGGACACCTTGACATTTGCGTGTACAGAAACGCCGGCGTCCGACGTGTCTGTTGTGTTAGTTATTTATCCATAAGGGAGGATTCTATGCCGATTTTTAATGCTTCGGTTACAGGTGAAGGTGGCGGTCAAGGCGGTGGCGACAAAGTCACAGCATTGGTAGGTTCTAATGCGAGTGGTATAGACGTTGGCGATAAGGTGATATTGAATACACCTGCTGGACAAGATATTGAATATACGACAACAACCCCTATTGGTAACCCTGTTTATTTTGACGGTCAGTTCCTTGTTTCTTCGGGTGGTAGATTTTCCGCTAATTCAGATGGTACTTTAACATATCTTGGCTCGTCTGGGATAGGAAACTGGTCTGGTTCTACCTATAATGTTCTTGTTGGTACACCGCCGAACTATCTATCCGATGGTAGTGTTATGTTTGCAATAAACCAAGACCGTGGGATTCTTTATGTTAA